GTAAGTGTTTTAAACTTCCGATATTGTATGCAAGTCTTGGGGCGTAATGCCCTGCGTCTTTTACTAATCCGAAGTATGGCGATTCACACTCTGCCATTTCAATTTCCCAAATATGATACATTCTGCTACCATATTTTTCTCTATAGTTTATTTTATCACTGGTAAGTTCTTTTTTCACTATAGCAATACAATTGCCTCGTGCTGACCAGACTTTTTCTCCAGTTTCAAATTCTTCTGATACACAAGGCTCGGGAATCATTGCTTCTCGAATACCTTTGTAATCTGTATCTGGAAGTTTCTGTGGTACTCCCATCCGTTCAATAACGGCTTTGATAAAAGCAGGGGAACGATATAATGCCTTTGCAATGTCAGATACATTTGCCCCATCTAAATAATACTTTACTATGGAGACTTTCTCTGCTTCTGTAACGCCCTTACCTTTATTTTGTGCTTTTCTTCTTGCACGAAATTCTATTGTTTCTTGATGATCTGCTATGATCTTACTGAGACGAGTTGTATTGTATGCTATGTTTAGTATCTCACACGCCTCTTTCTTTGTAATAGGTTTCTCTGCAGCGAGTAGTTCTATTACTTTATTAATGTTAGTTTCGGAAAGTTTTTCTTCTCTTTTCTTTCTAACTGCCATACTTGTTCCTTTATTTGTTTTAGTGAATTAAATAATTTGTTGTAGTATTTATACTCTTTATTTTGCTCTACAACATAGTAAAAAGTAGTCTCAAAAACTCGTACCTGTCCCTTGACTTCTACTAGCTTTAACACTACTCTTCTTCTTTTGTTTCTTGTCCTAGCAATATAATAGCATAGTGGAGAATCTTCAGTAAGTCATCAGTATTCTTTCCATCTTTCTTGCCATATCGCTGTGCATATTTAATAATGTTTCCTAAACAGAAACCTTCTCCATGCCCTGCATCAAAGATAAATTCTGTAGACTGTATCTTGTTCATACTGTAATGACCTTGATATGTGCCAATAATATGATTTCTTAGCATATTTAATGCTACTTGCTCGTTAAATTTATCTTTCATTTTGCTGTTATCCTTTGTTCATAATCAGCATAGTCCTCGTTCCACCAGTGTGGTTTGTCTCGATGAGACCAAGCTGCGAAAGTTGCTTTGTCTAGGTGGTAATAATCTCGATAGCTTTGTATCGGATTATCGTAATCTTTTAGTTCGTCTGGCATTGCCAATCCAAACTCAGTAAATCCTACTCTTTCAAGATGTACTGGCTCAGGTAGTTTGTTTACTACTTCCATCACTGACTTGTGCAGTTTGCCATAGCGATAATGATACTCGTCGTTCAATGCATTTGCATAGCAGTGAACCCACTCGTGATTATCCAATGACTCCCTTGCCCAGATTGTGCAGGGATGATTGTACATCATTGGAAGGTAGGGGAAGGGTCGCTCCTCTAATGGTAAATGCTTAATTTCAGCTTTAACCTTGTTCAGAACTTCTCGTTCGTCTGCATTTAACGCACGAGGAACATACCCTAGAAACTTGTCGATATAAATTGTTGTACAAAGAATCTGGGCAGCCTCAAGTGGCATCTTGACAATATGCTTATCAACATGATACTGTGCTGCCTTATCGAGATCCTCGTCTAAATAAAATAAATTCATATCTTACTTCCAACATTTGTATACGCCACAGAGTCCGTCTGCATTTTCTGTAGTCTTACAGTATGGACAGACTTTTTTCTCTGGCTTGATTTTTTTGATTTCTTTAAACTTTTTCATAATTTATATTATACTAAAATTATGAAATAAAGTCAAGAACTATTTTCCAGATCCGTTAATTTTATCCTTAGCTGTTCCAGCGTAAAGACCAAACCAAGCTGCACCTGCGCCAACAACAATACTGATTAAACCAGATTGTTCCATTGTGGGGTCTTGTAAATCCATGAACCACATTGTGCAATAGTATAATAAGAAAATGTATACACTAAGAAATGCTCGGGGAAATATCCTCCACGCATCAATCATGTTCGATAAAAATATCCAACGCTGCCAAGGGTTATCTGGCTCTCTGTTGGCTTCCATCTCTACTATTTTTGCTTTTAGATTAGAGTTCTCTTGTACAAGTTCCATGAACTTATTAAGGTCTATCTCAACCTCATTCCTACTCATATCACCTGCGAATCGTTCGTCTGCCATTTAGCTCTCCTTTGCCTGTTGCTTTGCTTTGCCAACATTAATCGCAAACCAGTCGAGAACTTTATACATTTTCCCAACTATTTTGTCGTCTTTTGGTGTGTCAGTACACGCTGCAATAATTGAAGCACTCATGACCAACCACGGGATGACTTGAATCCATCCGATTACCCATTGTAAGAATGATAACATTCTCCTCTCCTAATCCTCTTACGAGGCTATCCCCAAATCAGCTGGGGTCTTTCAACTTATCTTTCAATAAGTTTTCAATTTCTGCTATCCGCTTCTTTATAACCTTGTGGCTTTCTAGAAGCTTATCCAGTTCTTGGTCGATTTCTTCGAGCCAATCTTCATTCTCTTCAAATCGTCCTTGTACTACTGGATTTTTGTCGAAGAACTTTACGCCCTTCATCATCAATCTATAATTTGTGAACATAGCCCACCAGTTAGATACTTTACTTAGCATGTTTTAAGTATGCGTTGCACATAGAATATTATATCTCCTGGTGTGCGAAGTGTTTTTATATCCTCATCTGGTATGTCGATACTGAAGTTATTTTCAATATCTATAATAATTTCAAATATATCAAGGCTATCTGCTTTAGTTTCGTCAATAATATCAGTTGTTATATTAAGATTATTAATATTTAACTGATCCTGAATGATATTCATTACTGTACATTTAATTCCCACTTGGTGTTATTTCCTCTGTTGTGACTTTACGATAGTATACTACTACATCTTTTAACTCAGTAATATACCTTTTTAATTCTTGTGTGTTGTATGCCATTAACTCATAATCAGGTATGGTCATAGCTAAAAATACTAGTTCGCCTTCTTGCTCTTCTATTCTAGCAAGTTGATCTTCCCAGTTATCTGGTGTGACTACTATCCAAGTGGGAGTTTTGAGATCAATCTCTCTAGGCATCACAGGTTGAACGATCTTTCGTTCTATAGGTTTTGCACTTACTTCTACTACTTTAGTTGGAATTAGGCTGCAACTGGAGCCCATCATCAAGATTGTCAACGGTATCGCTAAGTTCCTCAATACCTTCAAATGCGTGTTTTGTTCCATTATTTATTTTCCTCTCCATTTCTACTGGGTCTGCTAATATTTTTGCAGTTAATTCATAGTTCTGAATAAACTGTGTATATCTATTTAATTCTCGTTGAGCCGCTTGACTTTTGATTGTCATTGACTGCAACTGCTCTGTTTGTAAGCTAAAATCATTCTGCATTGTGGCTATTGTTTCTTCTTGGGTAGCTACTGCTCCTTCCAAAGCGGCATTATTTGCTACTAGAATTTTATTTTCATTCCATAGCCAATAACATATTCCACTTAATACTAATAATAAAGCTAAAAAGAATTGATTCATTACATTTCCTCTATTTTATAATTAAGTCCTTCAGCACCTTGAAACTCTACTATTTCTCCTTTTTCGGTTCTGAACTTAAGATGATTTGGTTTCTTTACTAGAAATTTTTTCACTATAAATACTTGATCGTCATGGTCTCCCCAAATTTGGTTGTAACTCACAGTCAATGTATGTAGAGTAATGAATTTGCTTTTTAATGCAATCCACAATCTTTTCATTGTTGCGAAAAATTTCTTTATCTTGTCCATTTATTCTGCTCTCCAACTGGTTTAATTTCTGCCAGTTTGCTAATTCTATGCTTCTACTAATCTCTAGTTCTTTCGCATAGTATTTCCTATCATGGAATATTAAGGAAGTAAGTGCTACTATTATAAGTAGCACTGTTATCCTTTCGATTAAGTTCCAGTTGATGTTGTTGTCGTCGTTACCGTTCCTGTTGTAGTCGTGGTAGCCGTTACAGTAGTTGTTATTGGCATTGCTTCAAGTTCAGCCATAATTTCTTCTACAGTTGTAGAAGTAGTTGTACTAGGTGTGCAATTACTTTCGCACTCAAATCCTACTGCTTGATTAAATGTTGTTCCTACTGGTGATACTGGGTCGGCATCTTTTGGTTGGTTGTTATAACCCCAAATTAATGCTAATAGTAATAATATATCCATGTTTTCCTAAATTTGAGACCAGTCCTTTCCTTCAAAAAGCAGAGCTTCTGCCTCTCGTCTGCGAACTAATCCTTGTAATACTTTGCCGCCTGCTTTGTTCCAGCGTTTAATCTGAGCAGGGACGTCCTCGTAATCGCCACTATTTAATACTTTTAAAAGAGTAGAATTACTTAAATTGGTCGGACCGAGGTTGAATGTCCATGATACTAATGCATCGAACATACACTGGTCGAGTGAGATGGTTACTTGATTGAGAACATGCTGTTCGTACTCTGTTAGTTCGTGTACTAGCATTTCCTCTGCTTGTGGTTTTGTAATAGACATACCCTCTGTGACACCTTTGATATGACCATATCCTATAGTCCATATTCCTACTGCATCTTGGTAGGCATCTAATTCACAACCTTCAAACTTTTTGATAAGGGATATACCCTCTTGTGATATTTTCATAATGTAAAACTTTCTCCACAACCACAACGGGCTGTTTCTTGTGGGCTTCTGATTTCAAAATATTCATTTAACCCATCTTCTGTCCAATCAATACTTATTTGATCGACATAACTAAATGTCATGGGATCTACAGCTATCATGCCATAGAACACCGCATCACTTGAAACATTTGGTTCTTCCAAATAACTCAGGTCATACGACCACCCATTACATCCATTTGGTTTCATGCCTAAACGCAATCCCCAAACTTGTTTGTTTTTAACTTTTTGCTTTAGTCTTTCTAAAGCGTCTGCACTCACGATTACCATATAATAAATTTATGCAAAAGGGCAGTTACCTGCCCTTCTGACTTCGGTCTTGACTTATACTAAAATATTCTGCCTGTGGTTGCTATTACAGCAAATCCAAACAAAGATACTAGAGCAATCATTGTTGCTGCGTCTTGTATCTCCTCATATTTCTGTATTTGTCTAAAACTATTTACTACATATTTCATTTAATATCCAATACTTTACGATTGGAGTTCGGAGTTTTAGACAAGGCGATAGTCAATAGTCCATCTGTTAGTTCGACATTGTCTACTTTTAAGTCTGCGTTTAACATAAACTTACGCTCAAAAGATTTAAGACTAAGACCTTGGTGAGAGAATCTTTCACTCTCACTTAGTTTTCGTTCTTTTTTCCCCTTGATGAGCAGTTCATTATCCTCATGAACCAACTCAAGTTCTTGTTTAGACCAACCTGGCACTGCAACCTCTATTCGAAAGTTGCCTGTGTCCACATTCTCTACAATGTTATATCTTGGATATGATGTATCAGTGTTGTGCAACAACCACTCA